ATGCACGCGGGCCCCAATGCCTTCGAATCGGTGCGCCCGCGAGGTGCCGATACCGCGCGCAATTCTTCTGTGCACCGGCCTGAGGTGCCTGCCGGCAGGGTGCTGCTGTTCAATTGCAGAGGGCTGCGCACCGTGGGCCTGGCCCCGCGGGTGCAGGGCTCCATCTGCATCGAAAGCCGGGCCCAGTCCCAGGCCAGCCTGGACAAGAGCCGCCGCATTGCGCGCGACTGGAGGCAGTGATGGTGCTTGGCAACACCCTGCAGCGCCTGACGCCCGATGTACTGCGCGCAGCAGCGCAATCGGCGGCCGCGCAGCGCATTCCGCTGGCCGAGGCCAACCACTACGAGCATGGCTCGGACTTGTGGGCGCAGTTCAACGAGGCCTATACCGCGGGCCCGGGGCAGGAGGGCGCGTGAGCAACAGCAGCAGTAGCAATGCCCAGGGCAGCGCAGCAGGCTTGCCTGCACCGCTGACCTTGCCCGCCTGCGACCTGAGCGACTTTGCGTACATGGAGCTTGATGTGCGGCGGCTGCGCGACTCGAAGTTTGCCGCCGCTGCCGAGGGCGAGGCGTTTCGCGCTGGCATTTTGCTGTGGTGCGCGGCCTGGCACCAGGTGCCGGCGGCCTCGCTGCCCGACGATGACGTGGAGCTGGCCAACCTGGCCGGCTATGGCCGCGTGCTCAAGGAATGGAAGAAGGTGCGCGCCGCCGCGCTGCACGGCTTTGTGAAGTGCGCCGATGGGCGCCTGTACCACCCGGTGGTGGCAGAGAAGGCCATTGCGGCCTTTGCCGCCAAGGAGAAGTACGCCTACGAAAAATTCTGCGACCGCCTTCGCAAGGAGAACGCCAAGCGCGTCAAGGAGGGCAAGCCGCCACTGGACGTGCCCGCGCAGGCCGTGTGGAAAGCGGGGGCCTGCCCGCAGGGCATTGCGCCGGCAGGTGGGGGCAATGCGCCACAACAGGGCGACGGCTTTCCGCCGGAAATCCTTCCTCCGTCCGCCGGAAATCCACCGGAAACCGGCCTTAAAGGGAACCGAAAGGAACGGAGCGGAGAGCGAGACAGAGAAAGAGAAGGAGAAAGAGAAGGAACGGATCTTTTTGGAGAAGGCAGCACCGTTGCTGGCGCAACGGGCGGCGCCGCAGCGGCCCGGGGCCAGCGCACCGCCGTGGGCGTGGCGCCCGCCAGCCGCAGCGGCGATGCAGGTGCTGCCCTGCCACCCCAAGGGCCGGCCGACGGCCTGACGCGCGACGAGCTGTGGGCGGTGGGCAAGTCGCTGCTGCAGCAGGCCGGTATGCCCAAGGCGCAGTGCGGCAGCTTTGTGGGCCGGTTGTGCAAGGACTATGGCAACGACATCGTGATCGACGCGGTGCGCGCCACCTGCATGGCCCGCCCGGCCGACCCGGCCCAGTACCTCAAGGCCATCTGCATGCGCGCCGCGGGGCAGCGCGGCGCTGGCCCCACCGCAGGCACCCACACGCCGGGCCTGGTTGCGCCGGCCAACCGGCAGGAGGCGCTGGAGCAGCGCAACCGCAGCGTGGCCGATGCCTGGGCGGCCGAGGTGCCCGAGGCCGCCAATCACCCGCAGAAACCTCACCACCCCGCCACCCATGGACAGGAGCAACCGCATGCAGCCCTCTGAACGCGCCCCGTTTGCGCAACTGGTCACCGACGTGCTCGCCTATTACCGGCAGGACGCCAGCCGCTTTGTGCTGGACCTGTGGTGGGGCGCGTGCCAGTCGTTCGAGCTGTCGCAGATCCGCCAGGCCATGCAGCGCCACGCGACGGATGCCGAGCACGGCCGCTTTGCGCCGCGCGTGGCCGATGTGGTGCGCATCCTCGCCGGCACGGCGGCCGACCGCGCAGCCTTGGCCTGGGGCAAGACGCTGGAGGCCATGGGCAGCGTGGGGGCCTATACCGACGTGGTGTTCGACGACCCTGCCATCCACGCCACCGTGCTGGACCTGGGCGGCTGGCCCAAGGTGTGCCGCACCGACCTCAAGGAGCTGAGCTACCTGCAGCACCGCTTTTGCGAAAGCCACCGCGCCTACACCGGGCGCGGCAGCTTCGACTACCCGCGCTGCCTGGGCGGCGACCGCAGCCCCGACAGCGAGTACGCCAAGGTCGGCCTGCCCCCGCCGCGAATCGCATTCATTGGCAATGCGGAGCGCGCACGCCTGGTCTATGACGGCGGCAGTGCGGTGGGCAAGACGGCAGTGCGCTTTCACACGCTGCAGGCCCTTGCGGCAGCGCCGCGTGCGGCAACGCACATGACTTCGGCAGCGCCGCGTGCCGCAACTTCTGAGACTTTGGCAGCGCCGCAGATCACACAGCGCGCACCGGTGTCCACCGGCACAGGCGCGGTGCAACCACGGCCCGGCGCATTGCGTGCCGCGCCCTTGGTGCGCCGGCCGGCCTACCACCAGGGCGCCGCCAGCCAACCCCTGAACACCACTGCAGAAAGGACGTACCACCCATGAAAGCCATGCTCATCAAATCCGCCGAAGGCCTGCGCGGCACGACGCCGGACGACCAGGACGCCTGGGCCCGTTTCACGCGCAAGCTGGAGGTGATGAAACCCGGCACCTGCCTGCGCATGGAATGGAGCCGCCCACGCAACGGCCCGCAGCACCGCCGCCTGTTCGCGCTGCTGCAGGTGGTGGCCGAGAACAGCGAGATCTACGACACGCGCGAGAAGGCGCTGGTGGCCGTCAAACTGGCGGCTGGTTACTGCGACGATGCCATTGACCCGCGCACCGGCAAGGCGGTGCCCATCGTCCAGTCGATCCGCTACGAGGCCATGGACCAGCAGACCTTCGAGCGCTTCTACGCGGCGGCGGTCGATGCGTTGCTGCAGGTGATCCTGCCGGCCATGGACCGCGCCACCCTGCAGCGGCTGATCGCCATGGTCGAGGAGGGCTGGGCATGAGCGCCGCGCTGTTGGCTACCGCGCGCCCGGGCACCAGCGCCACGGTCTGCGCGCTGCTGCAAAGCGATGGGGCAGGGCAGCCATGCCCCGCATGCCAGGCCGCGCAGGCGCGTGCGCACAGCCCCTTGTTTCGCGCCCACTGCCATGGCTGCAAGGTGCGCGCGCTGGCGCAGGGCCCGCAGTTCTGGCGCTCGCTGAAGGGGGGCGCGCACACCGATGCCTACCAGGGCGAACTGGCCGCCGTGTTCGGCGCGGCCGGCGCCGCCGCAGGCCATGCCGTGGTGCTGGCGGAGTACCGGCGCCTCGGGGCCCTGCAGGACAACGCCGCGCGCTGCGGCGTGTTGCCACGCGACCCGCGCAGCGTTGCCACCGATGGCAGCGACATCGACACCCACAACAACGATGCAGGACGAGCATGCTGATGACCGACCCCACCAACCACCACCACCGCACCGTGGAAGAGGCTTACACCCGTGCGGGCACTTCGTCCTCCAACCTCAAGGTGGACCCCGATCGCCGTGGCGATGCCGACGTGCTGATTGCCGCCGGCTGGTCGCCCGGCATGTTGGGCGGCGCACTGATGCGCCTGCGCGGCGAATGGGACAGCGTGGCAGCGCCACGATTCACGCAGGACAGCACAGCGCACCAGCGCCGCAGCCACCCCGAAGCCGATGCGGTGCAACTGCTCTCGCGCCTGCGCTCGCTGGCGCAGGTGCTCGATGCCGTGGAGCGTTGGGCCGCCGCCAAGCACCTGGCCGACCCGCGCACCCTGGCGCGCACCAGCGTGTGCTATTGGCTCGACCCGACCTGCCCCACCTGCATGGGCCGCGGCAACGCGCTGGTGCCCGGCACGCCCATGCTGGGCCGCGTGTGCAAGGCCTGCGGCGGCAGCCGCAAGGCACGCGAACCCATGGGCCAGGACGGCCGCCGCATGCTCAACATGCTGGACGATTGCGTGAGCCGCAGAAACCAGTCGATGAAAAAACGCTTGCATGCCATGTAAGCCAGGCGCATAATTGCAACCGACGATTGCAGAAGAAAATAGCGTTTCTCGCACGCCACCTTTTCGTTGATTGCCCGCAGCCACAGCCTGGCCCTCGCCTGTAGCGACTGCGGTAGACAGTAAGTGGCGACGCTCGTCCAGAGATTTCATGCGGATTAAAAATCCGCACCAGCCAGTCCCGCATGGTTTGCCCTGCGGGATTTTTTTATGGGCGATTTGCTCGCCTGCCCCACCGCACCGCCCCCCCACAGCCCCAGCCGCAGCAGCGGCTTTTTTTGCGCCCGCCTGCGCTGTCCGAGCGCCTGCACCCGCAAGGAGCACCCCGCCATGCACACCACCCCCAACGACACCATCGAGGCCCTGGGCGCCACAGGCAGCAAAGCCATTGCCACCGGCGCCGGGCTCACCAGCTTTGGCTGGCTCACCTCCAACGAATTTCTGGGCCTGGTCGGCGCCGCCGTGGCCATTGCCGGCCTGGCCGTCACCTGGTACTACAAGCGCGAGGCCAACCGCCGCCAGGCACGCGAGCATGCGCTGCGCATGGCGCGCCTGCGACAGGGGCTGGGTGAAGAGAGCGACCTGGGCGAGCAGGGGGCCGAAGAATGAGCGGCAGCACATCTGCCGGTGCCGACCGCCTGCGCTACTTCCCTCACCTTGTCGGATCGCTCGCCCTTGCCAGCGCCGCGGTACTCACCTTCCTCGGCCAGTGGGAGCCCGATCAGCGCGACCCCGGGCTGGTGTATGCCGACGCGCTGGCGGGCGGGCTGCCCACGGTGTGCAAGGGCATCACGCGGTATGTGACCCGCACGCCGGTGGTCGTGGGCCAGCGCTGGACGCCTGCGCGCTGCGCGCAGGAAGAGGGCGCTGCCATCGAGGTGCTGCAGCTGCGCCTGGCCCAGTGCTTCACGCGGCTGCCGCCGCAAAGCGTGTTCGACATGGCTACCAGCCATGCCTGGAACAACGGGGTGGGCAACACCTGCGCGAGCCAGGCCATGCTGGCGTGGAACGCGGGCAACTGGGCGCTGGGCTGCCGGCGGCTGGGTGTGTCCGACAGCGGCAAGCCAGTGTGGAGCTATGTGCGCACCGGCCGCATGCTGCCCGATGGCAAGCCCGAGATGCGCTTTGTGCAGGGCCTGGCCAACCGGCGTGCGGCGGAGACGGCGGCGTGCCTGGAAGGCCTGCTGCAGGGGCACAGGCCATGACCGGCGTGGTGGACATCGTGCTCGGCATGGTGCTGCTGACCATGCCGCCCACGCCTCAGCCGGTGACCTACACGGCCACATCGGGCGCCACCACGCTGGGCTACAGCAGCGTGGCTGGCTGGGTGCCTGCGGAGCAGTGCTTCAACCGCTGCCACACCATCGCGAACGAGCCTGTGCCGCTGCTGCGCGGCGAGCTGTCGCTGGCGGACATGGCGGACCTGGGCATTGTGATTCGCCGCGACGGTGTGCCCGTGCTGTCGTTCTGGCGCTTCTTCGGCAATGTGCCCGTGGCTTATGTGGAAGGGGGGCGGTAGTGGCGCCGCTGCTCATCACCCACACCGCTGCCGCGGTGCTTGGCGCCGCCCTGGCCGCCACCGCCGCCTGGCAGGTGCAGGACTGGCGCCTGGGTGGCCAGATCACCACGCTGCAGGCCACCCATGCCACCGAGCGTGCACGCGCCAGCCAAGCCGCATGGGCGGCAGAGCGCGCTACCGCCATCAAGTACCAAGGAGCCTTGAATGAAGCACGTACCCGTGAAGCCACTTTGCAGCGCGATGCTGCCCGCGCTCGCGCTCTGTCTGACGGCCTGCGCGAGCAAGCCGCCGACGCCGCCCGCCGCATTGCCCATGGCGCTGCCCCCGCCGCCGTCGCTGAGTACGCCACTGCCGTCGGTGAGCTATTCGCTGACTGCAGCCGAAGCTATCAGGCAATGGCGGCAGCGGCAGATGGCCACGCGGCTGATGCGCGAGCCCTCCGCGACGCCTGGCCAGGAATGACGACCCCCTGAGTCGCTTCGCGCCTTCCCCCTGAAAGGGAGACGCCGCCAGTGCGGCGGGGCGGCCCTGCACGGCGGCCCTGGCTTTGGCGCGCCGGTTTCAGACGCCGCTGCGCAATGCGCCGTTCTCAGCTCAGTTGCAGGCGATGGTGCCTGGTGCCCCTGCAATCGCGGCATAGCGGATCTGGAACGGCTGCGCCAGGTTGATGCTGGACGGGAAAGCCGAGAAAACAGCTTGCTTTTGCGTGGGCGAGGCGATGGTGCCGACGCCCGACCAGCCGCCCTGGGGCGTGAAGAGGGCGGTGCCAGCGTCGTAGGTGTACTGCGACACCGCGACCGAGGTGGTGCCCTGCACGAAGAAGAAGCTGCCGCTCAGAAAGCCCGGGTTGCCCGATGCGGCCGTGAGCAGCATGGTGACCTTTTGCGTCTCGGGGTTCACGCCGAAGTCGGCCAGCAGCATGCCGTTGGCGTTGTTCGCCAGCGCGCCGGCGCAGGTGCGCGATGCCGCCGCCACGTTGGCCACCTTCACCGTGTAGGTGCTGGTGATGGTCTTGCCCTGCAGCAGCACGCTGGCGGTGAACACGGCGTTCACGTCGGCCGTCTGGCTGGCGGCCAGGAACACGCCCTGCGGCGTGATGGTGCCGGCCGATGCGGGCACCACGCTCCACACGGCCACGGTGGGGGTCGTGCTGCCATCGGCATTGCGCACGGCGGCAGACAGCGTGATGGTGCCGGCTTCGTTCACCGTGGTCGGGCCCGAGATCTGCAACTGGGCTGCGGTGCTGGCGGCCACGGCCTGGGGTACGAAGTGCAGAGACTGCGGGTCCCATTTGAAGGTGACATCCCACTCGCCCGCGCCGGGCACTTTGAGGCGCTTGACCGTGAACGTGCCGACCGCATCGGTCTGGTAGCCGGACTGGGTGAGGTCGATGTCGATCGCCGCGGATGCGGACATCGACAAGGTGGCGGCCGCGATGGCGGCGCAGATGGTTTTGGGTGATGCCCTCATGAACGAAATCCCTTGTTATCAGTGGTTTTGGGTGGCGGGATCGTAGCCGCCCGGCACCACGACCCGATGGCACCTGTCGTATTGGCGCCAACCACGGCCAGCCCTGCAAGGCCCGGGCCGGGGCCTTTTCCTGGCGCCCTGCGGCCTGCCGCGCAGCACCACAACCCAATGCCCGCGCGGCTTGCGAGGCGATGCCACCAAGGCACCGCATGCGCCCGGCACGTGCCGAAACCTCTGCCAACCTCCTGGAGATCTGCCATGCAAGCACACACGCAGTTACACCTTTGTGCCCACCCGCACAGCGCCGCAGGTGCCATGGCCCTGACCATGCCCACGCGCACCATCACCAGCATCCGTGCCGGCGGCCTCAAGTCGCGCGTGGAAAAGCTGCTGCACAGCCAGGCCGGCCAGCCGCTCACGCTGGGCGAGATCGGCGCCGCGCTGGACCTGCCCAAGACCTCCCACCCCGAGATCAGCAGCTGCCTGGCCAAGCTGCGCGAGGCCGGCACCGTGCAGTCCGCCCCCGGGCCCGCATCAAGCGCGCGCGGGCGGCGCCAGGTGCAGCGCTACAGCATCCTGCCGCGGCGCGTGGGGGGCGATGTGCGCGTGTCGGAGATGGATGCGCGCAGAGCACTTGCAATGGCCAGCTGATTGCCCACCCAGGAGACTTGCCCATGGACGTTGAACACCACAGCGAAGAAGACCTGCACCTCATCGAACTGCAGGCCCCGGGCAGCGCGCCCCTGCACGCCGGCGTGTCCACATCGGGCCTGGTCTACCTGCGTGGCGACCTGCACCCGCTGGGCAGCGCCACGGCCCTCATCAAGGCCGCGCGCGAGCACGTGCCCTATGCCGCGCTGGGTGCGGTGAACGTGCTCTTCCCGGCCGACTGGCTGCGCGGCGAATGCCAGCACGATGCCGACCGCCTGCGCGTGATTGCCGCGATGGAGCGCCTGGTGCGCGAGGCGAGGGCGGCATGACCAGCGAAGTTGCCCAAACCCCTGGTGCCATGATGCGTGTCGACCCCATCTACCCCATCGACCCCGCCGATCAGCAACTGCAGTTCACGCAGATGGCGGCCGATGGCCAGACTGGCAAGGCCGCCGCCACAGCAGCAACGCCGCAGGCCGCACGGCCCGGCCGCGCCCCGCGGCTGAGGGCGGTGGCGAGCGCTGTGTCCGACCAGGAGGCGGCAGGCCGCCCACCCGGCCTGGGCGTGGCACCCGGCCCCACACCGGGCGACAGCGTCACCCAGGACATGGTGGTGCGCGAACTCGCAGGCATCGCCTTCTTCGACATCCGCAAGCTTTTCAACGATGACGGCAGCCTCAAGCGCGTGCAGGACCTCGACGGCGCCACCGCGGCGGCCATTGCTTCCATCGAGGTGGTGGAGATCGGCCCCGGCGGCCAGCTGGAGCTGGGCAAGAAGTTCAAGTCGCCCGAAAAGCTCAAGGCCCTGGACTTGCTGGGAACGCACCTGGGCATGTTCGCCAAGAAGGCCGACGACGCCCCCGACCCCTTGCGCAAGGCCCTGGCCCAGATGCCCGCCGACCGGGCCGAGGGCATGCTTGCGGCGCTGGAGCTGGTGAAGTCGATCAAGGGGAAGTCGCACGGTGGTGCATGAAATGAAACACCCCCTGAGTCGCTTCGCGCCTCGGTGCGCCCACCAGAGGCGGCCGCTCTTCGTTGCCGTCCAGGCCTGCGCAGGCAGGCCTGGAGCCGCGGCCCTCAGCCCCTCTCTCTCCTCGCTGCGCGAGTCGGGAGGGGGACGCCCCCGGTGCGGCGGGGCGGCCCTTGCACGGGGGCACTGGTTTGGGTCGCGTCGGTTTCATGCTCAGCGGGTGGCGCGCAGCGCCATGGATAACTGACATGACAGGCCTGCCCGATGTGCTGGCCCACGCCTCCATCGAAGAGATCGAGGCCCTCGAAGCCCTGCTGCGCGACAAGCTCGCCGGCTGGCGCATGCGCCGCTTCTTTCAGGACGAAGGCCCCCTGCGCCGCGCGCTGTATGCGCGGCACATGGCTTTCTTCAAGGCCGGCGCCACGCACCGCGAGCGCTGCTTCATGGCCGGCAACCGCGTGGGCAAGACCATCGGCGGCGCGTACGAAACGGCCCTGCACCTCACCGGCCGCTACCCCGCCTGGTGGGAGGGCCGGCGCTTTGCGGGCCCCATCCAGGCCTGGGCCGCCGGCAAGTCGCTGGAGACCACGCGCGACATCGTGCAGCTCGAACTCTACGGCCCACCGGGCCAGCCCGGCACCGGCATGGTCCCCGCCGACGACATCGCCAAGGCCCGCCCCCGCGCCGGCGCCAACGGCGCACTCGACTACCTGTGCGTGCGCCACCAGAGCGGGGGCGAATCGGTCATCGGCTTCAAGTCCTACGACCAGGGCCGCAAGGCCTTCGAGGGCACGGCCCGGCACTGGGTGTGGCTGGACGAGGAGCCGCCGGTGGCGGTGTACAACGAGTGTTTGACGCGCACGGCGACCACGCAAGGCTTGATTGCAATCACCTTCACGCCGTTGGAGGGGGCGACGGAGGTGGTGCTGGATTTCTTGACGAAGGGGGTGGTGGTGGGAGATGGCGGCGCAGCAGGTGTGGCGTGATGGCTGCTCTGGGGCGTGCTGAGACAGTACGATCACGCCCATGCGTGAATTCCAATTGCTCACCATCGCCGAATGCCATGCCCACATTGCGCCAGTGGTGGACGCGGCGTTGGGGCCACAAGGCTTTGTCAATGTGCGTCCGATGCTGTGGGTGAACAGCAGTGCCGCGCCTATTCGGCGCATCTTTGAGTATTGGCAGCTGGGCAGCGGTTTGTCGCCGCGGTGGGGCTATTCTTTCGACGCCGTGCCCCACCTGGCGGGTGGCAAGCCCAAATGGCACCGCACGGAAAAATCGGCCTTGCTCGATGCCTTTGTAGATGGCCAGGGTGCGGAGCACAACCTGTCCTACATCGGGGGCGTGGATGGGCTGCTGACGGGCATGCCCGAGAAGGTGCACGCGGCAATCGCCCAGGCACAGGCGTTCTGGCAGGCGGCTCCCACACCTGCCCGCGTCTTTGCGCAGGTGATCGAGATGGCCGAAGGGTCGAAGCAGCGCCCTATGCAGCTTGCACTGCACATGGCCGCGGCCATGTGCCATGCCTTCGCGGGGCGGGAAGAGCAGGGGCGCAAGGAGCTGGCGCTCTTCATCAGCCGCGGCAAGGCCAAGGAGGAAGCGGTGCCCAAGCTAATGGATATTTTCGAGGGGTGGCTCAGGGATGGGTACAGGGCGGGCGCTTGAAGCGCAGAGCCACGGCGCCCGATGGCATGTTCATGCCCGCCCAGCCCATCCCGCCCAGCGCAAGCGCCCATGATCCCGGTGGCCGGAGGAAGCCCGCTTGGCCCGTAGATTCGCGGGTTTGCGCGCAATTTTCGGACTGCGGACGGTACCGTTATGCGCTGACTGAAGTCTGGGACGAAAAACGTCCCACCGTCATGTTCCTCTTGATGAATCCCTCTGTGGCGGGCGTGGAGCATGCCGATCCGACGCTGATCAAGACGGGCAGATTCGCAAGGGCCTGGGGCTACGGCGGGCAATTGGTGGGAAACATGCACGCCTACCGCGTTACCGACAGCAAGCTGCTGGCTGGCGTTGACGACCCGGTAGGCCCCGGAAATGACGCGGCACTGCTGGAGATGGCGGGCGAGGCCCGGATGGTTGTGCTTGCTTATGGTTTGCCGCCAAAGCCGTTGCGTCCAAGAGCCCAAGCGGTGATCAGGATGCTCGGCGAAATGGCGTCCCTCCAGTTCCTTCGATTGACCCAGGATGGCACGCCGACCCACCCGCTCTACCTGCCCAGGGGCCTGCTTCCTCAAAACTACAGCGTCGCTTGGTAGCGCGAGGCGCTAACGCCTTGTGCTAGGTCGCTTGCCCAGCAGCAGGGCTGCCAGGCCCTGGGCCGTAGCGTTGCCCTTGGCGGCAGAAGCGCGGATGTGTTTGTGGATGGCCTCGGTCGATTCCGTGGCGGTAATGGATCGTGCCTTCTTGGCTCCCACTTTGCCTCCTGTGGATTGTTCGGCTGGCGCAGGCGGGCTTTTCTGATTGCGCCTAGCCGCAGGCTTGGCAGGGGTATTACCTCTCTGGCTACCAGCTGCTGGTCTTGGTGCGGTTGACTCAACGGGTGTGTGCTTCGGTACCGATGGCGGCTTGCTCTTTTGGCGCAACCTGCGCACCTCGCGCTCGAGCGCCGCATGGTCTTGCAGCGGGGCGATCAAATCCGCTAGGCCATATGCCTGGTTGATGAGCCACATGCACATCACATACGAGGCCATGGCCACGGACGGGTCGCCCCGCTCGATGCGGGCCATGGTGGGCTGCGACACGCCCAGCTTGCTGGCCCACTGGCCCTGCGTTTCTCCCCGCCGCTTGCGAGCGATGGCGATGTTCAGGCCAAGCCGCTCGATCTCGCGCAGCACGGCTGAAGGGTGTTCCGAGTGAGGTGCGTTTTGCCGCGGCATTCATAGATATTAATGAAATTGCAGTTTCGTGCAAATCTATGAATAAATCTGTCCGTAGGTAGCGCGACAGGAGCGGCGAACCCAAGGCCACGTGCATCTACCTACTTCGCATTTTTTGGAAGCACCCCATGAGCAAAGCCATCATCCAGGCCGGCTGGAACGACGTGCCCCACCTTGACGAGAAGACCAAGCAGGAGCTGGCTGAGAGCTTCCCCCTGCACGAGCGCGAGGCGCGCATGAACGGCGTGCCCGTGCTGGGCAGCGGCAAGGTGTTCCCGGTGGCCGAAGAGTCCATCGTGGTCGCGCCCTTCGCGCTGCCCGCGCACTGGCCGCGCATCGTGGGCCTGGACTTCGGCTGGGACCACCCGGCCGCAGCCGCCTGGCTGGCGTGGGACCGCGATACCGACACCGTCTACGTCTACGACACCTTTCGCGTGCGCGAGACCAGCGTGGCCATGCAGGCCCCGCTGATCGCCGCGCGCGGCCGCTGGATGCCCGTGGCCTGGCCGCACGATGGGCTGCAGCACGACAAGGGCAGCGGCGAACAACTGGCCGGCCAGTACCGCACCCTGGGCGTGAACCTGCTGCCCGAGCGCGCCACGTTCGAGGACGGCAGCAATGGGCTTGAGGCGGGCATCAGCGACTTGCTCACGCGCATGCAGACCGGGCGCTTCAAGGTGTTCAGCACCTGCGGCGACTGGCTGGAGGAGTGGCGGCTGTACCACCGCAAGGATGGGCTGGTGGTGAAGATCAGGGACGACCTGCAGAGCGCCACGCGGTATGGGGTGATGATGCTGCGGTTTGCGGTGGTGGAGCCGAGGGGGTCGACGTTGGCCGGGAGCGTCGGTGGGTATGGGGCGCGCAGGGGGCGGTACTGATTGGGCGCGTGTGCCAAGCGCGTCTTGTCTTGCTGCGGTTGATTTTTCTCTATAGATCTGGGCATGGTGTCGGTATAGTTCCGTGCCGTCGGTCGGGTGCACTGACGGCAACACAAAAATTTTCAACGCATCAATAAATCAATCAATGAACGAATGAGGGAGATGGAGAGTATGAGTTTTCGACGTTTTGGCGTGATCGCATTGCTGGCCTCCGCGGCTGTTTTCATGACCGGCTGCGCGACCAACCGTAGCGAGATCAAGGTGGCGGCGCCCGTGGCCCCTGCTGCTGCGCCCGCAGTGACCAAGGCCCGCGCGGTGGTGATCCAGTCCGTCACGGACCAGCGGGTGTTTGAGGCCGCGCCTCGCTCGCCCGATATTCCGTCGCTGGGCTTTGGCGGCGCTGCCGCCGCCACCGAAGCCGTCAAGGCCCGTGCCGTGGCCCGCAAGCGCAACACCTACGGCAAGGCCCTGGGCGACGTGCTGGTGCAAGACGGCCAGACGGTGACCGGGCTGGTGCGCGAGAGCGTGGCCAGCGCCTTCCAGCAACTGGGCTACCGCGTGGCCAAGGATGTGGGCAGTGCAGGCCCTGATCCCCTGCTGGTGGACGTGCGCATCCGCAAGCTCTGGTCTTGGGTGAACATGGGCTTCTGGGCGATCACGATGAATGCCGATGTCGAGACGAGCATCCACATCGCGGGCAGCGAGACTGCTGCGACGAGCATCAGTGTGCATGCCGAAGAGTCGCAAGGCGCGGCGACCGATGGGGCCTGGTTGTCGATTGTGCAGAAGGGGTTGAGCACCTACCGGGAAGAGGCGGTGAAGCAGTTGGGGGCGCCTGCGTTTTCCTCGGTGAAGTAA